TTCCGCACCAGCAGCAATAACGACTGTGCCAGCAGGAATTTCTAGTACTTGGAAGATGTCACCATTCGTAACTGCAGAAAAAGTTCCAGCAGCAACAAGCTTAGTGATATCTAGAATAGATTCAACCAAGTAAGACTGATTACGTACATCAGGTAGAATAGCGAGCGAGTCAGAATCAACACCTACGGTTGATTTAGCGGTCATATCAAAAGTTGCCATGATTTATACCCCTACGCTACGTTATATTTAGCAGTGACAAGTGCCTCTGGGCGTAGAATCTTACGACCATAGAGGTGCATGCCACGAACAATGTCAGCAAAGCTGTCTGGATCACGATAAGTTTCCGTCTTCATAATTTGACTAGCAGAAGCTGCAGCCGAAGAATGACCACCAACAATAACGCCGTAGTTACTGTTTTGGTTAGCCGTACCAGAAGTGTCTGGGCCAGTACCAACCGAAGGCAGGTTGTTAGAAACATATACCTTGAAACCATAGAAGTTGTTAATCGTCAAACCGTTACGCATTCCGCCTGACTCACCGAAGTCACTGTTAAACAGACGACTATCTTCGTCCATTAGAACTTCCATAAAGGTAGGATGAATAACCAACCAACGATTGTCCTTGTCAACAAACTGCGTGTCAAGGAGTCGAGCCATACGAGCAACAACCATTGCTGGTGAAGCCGTAGCGGTTGGAAGTGCGCTTGCACCGGGAAGACGAGCAGCAAGAGGAATAGAATGGTCATCAGCCGAAGTCGTGGTGATGTTGCCAAAGCTACCCTTCTTAAGCTTCATTGTAGATAGAAGCTCGTCCGTACCAGCCGTAGTAACAGCAATAGAACCAGACACAGTATCGTTAACTGCGCTGGAAACTGCACTGAGACTAGCCTGTTTGAAGCCAGACATATAGCCTAGGGCTTCAGCATCAAACTGGTCACGAAGACGATAACCTGCACGATCCGCTGCCATTTGCTGGAAGTTTACGTGCGAGTGTGCTTCCTCAATGTCGTCAACCTTAAACGCAAAGTAGTTAGCTTGATCTACAACTAGCGTAAAGTCTTCGTCGTCAAGGTCTTGAGGAGAAATCTGTGCGCCACGTGCATATGACTTGACGGTGATTTCCGGTTCTTTGATGATACGAACAGTGTCACCAAAGTTAGAGATATCACCAAAGTAATCGTTATTGCTGATATCCTCTACAACTGATCCCTTACGGAATGCAAGCTGTACTTGTTTGGAATAAATGACAGGGCTGAAATTGCCATTTGGTAGACTATTATACCCTGCCGCAGTTTTAAATGCCATGATTGTTCTCCATAGCGTTAAAACACGATGCGATAAATCGCTAGTCTTTCGACTATATGTAGTTAGGGTATAACTTTTGAGGGCTAGATTCTTGGGTAAAAGTGTAGAGGATCAATCTACTCTCGGCCAATCATAACTAGGTAAACTAAAAGTCACAGTATAAACACTTAGAGTATCACAATAATGTGGGTCTTTGTGTTGTTATAGACACCATTATAAGTAAAAAATGTCTATTTGTCAAGCAAAAACTTACTTAACGTGCCGCACCGGAAAGATCGTAAATGAAGTTACCGGCACGAATTGCGTCCATGATTGCGTCTGCATTTTCTTCGTACTGTTGAGAGGTCATATTCTGAACATCTGACTCACGAAGCACATCGCCATCACTGGTTTGTTTGGGTGCTGTCTTTGCACTCTTAGAAGCAATAGAAGTAGCAGCTTCTTTTTTAGCATTCTTCTTAGGCTTGGCCTTTTCTGTAGATACACCCATATCTGCCTTGTATAAGTCAATGGCACGTGATGCTGAGAACGCATCATCTTCATTGTCATACAGAGCAGTCTGTACCCACTTAGGCTGGGACTCTACCCACTCATGAAAGCTATCCTCTTCACGAATATTTTCAAAGTCTGGCTGTAGCCTAATAAGTTCTGCTTCAGCTTTTTCTTTACGTGCATCCCCTTGAAGCTTCTCAATCTCTTGAAGCTTTTTATTTACAGAATTAGACCGCTCATCTGCTTTCTTAATTGCTATAGTCTCAATTACTGCTGCAATATCGGGATACTCCTGTACCCAAGCATTAAGCTCGTCTTCTGTTTTAGGCAACTGCATCTGCGTCTTAGCAGTTTCTTCTAGCTGTGCCTCTAGTTTAGATACACGATTTTCAAATTCTTCTTTTTGCTTTTGTGAAAATCTACGAAGATCACCGTAGCGTTTCTTAAAAGTTCTTTCTTCAGCAGAGGTTTCTAGTAATTCATCTTGTTCTTTTACTAGCTCCTCACGAGCCTCATCTTTTTGTTCTTCTTCTTCTACTTGGCTCTTAAGTGCTTCTAATTCTTTTTCTTCATCTTCTACTGTTTTGCGGTACTGATGCTTGTTAGCAAAGCCCACTTTCTTTTCAGGTTGTGGATCAGCTACAATTGATTCAGACATTATCTTTCCTTTTGGACTGGGGCCACCGTAGTCTACTGTTTAGTAGAGGGATAGGGTAAGCCAGCAAATGGGACTACTTATACTTTGAGGCAAGTCCCTTACCTCTAGGTTGTTTACGTTTACGTTTACGTGTTTTCTTTTTAGTTACAAAAGCACCTTTGTTAGCAAAGCCAAAGTCTTCTGGTCCGTAGGTCTTATCACCTACTGTAATTAGGCCACCTTCTGCAAAAGGTGTAAAGCTATCAGTCTCAGTACCACTGTATCCAGTAGCGTCACTAATACTAAAGTCAGGAGCATCTGGTGCTGAAAAGCTAGGGTCACTTACGCCAGCAGTACCGGGAGTACCCTGTCCCGCCACAGAAATCAATGAACTACCTCTACCTCCCATACCCATGCCGCCGCCCATGCCGCCTTGACCACCACTAGCTCCTGTACTCGGACCAGCAGGAGCAGCGGGAGCAGGTCCGCTGTAAGGATCAGGGCTAGTAGTATCAGGTCCATAAATATTAGTATCAGCCGCAATATTTTGAGCCGTACTGCGGGAACCTAAGCCACTACCGGGATAACCCACATTAGTAGGAGCAACAGCCGTAGTGCTTTGACCTTGAGAAGCGGCAGCAGCGGCAGCAGCAGCAGCGGCACCAATACCGCCAAGAGCAGCCGCATTAGCAGCCCCTCCTTTATTAGGAGCAATAAAACCACCTTCAACAGCCTGATCTTGTTCCTCCTCTTCTGCCCGTTGTTGCATAGTCTTAGCTGCCTCAACCATAGTATTTCTTTGAGTTTGGTATGCCTTTTCTTTAGCTTGTTCTTTAGGACCAAGTGCAAGTTTTGAACTTTTGTCTGAAGTACGATCTTCTAAATCTATTTTATTTGAAAGAGTGCGGCCAAATTCATCGGGTTTAGTTGCTAAATCTATTAACTCTTGACTTGTATATCTAGCCCCTTTCTTACCGTCTTCGTCAACTTTTCTAGCTCCATCAATTACGCCTAGTTGAGATAGTATACTTACTACATTTGCTTTAGCACCAAAACCAAAAATATTAGATAAGGCACCTACTGCTGCAGCACCCGGCACATTTAAAACTCCAGCTATAGTGGCTAGTTGACTTGCTGTAGCATTTTGTGCGTTTGATAGAGCGGCAACAGCAGCCTCTAGAGATGCTGGCGTAACTACCCTACCATCACTACCATCATCACCTTCAGGTGCTTCAAAACTACCGGGGTCTTCTGGTTTAAGTTTTAACTCAGTAGGAGTAGTAGGCGTAGTAGGTGTAGTTGTTTGTTTTTTATTGTACTTTGCTCGTGTCACATACCCTTCAGGAACTTTACTAAGAGGTTTACCTCCAATAGTAGTAACAAAAATAGATTGCCCTTGAGGACCAACATACTCCTCTACACCATAGCCTGTTCCTGCACCTTTATCCATAGGGTTATATTGCAATTGAGGATAGGTATAAGTTTTATCAGTAGGGCGTATTGGAACAGTGCGAGTAGCTGCCTGTACAACAGGAGAAGGAGCAGCAGCAGCGGCAGGTGTAGTAGGAAATACTGTTTGTTGTGCCTGTGTAGGTAAAGCCGTTTTAACTACAGCACCGGGATCACCACCTTCAGCAAGCATAGGTATACCGTTTTGCATTTCAGAAGGCAGCACAGCAGTTTCTAAACCTGCATCATCTGAGTTAGGCTCGCCAGTTAAACCAATGTCATCTAACTGCTCCATGCCTTGTTTAGCTTCACGTAAAATTCCTACTAACCGTTCTACTCCAATATACCGTACAGCATAAGCAGGAATAACAAACTCACCGGGACTAAGCATAGCTGGTTGATCATCACGGACTTCTTCTTTTAAAGCACCGTTAGGTACTTCATTACCGCTTGCCTCATCAACCATACCGCCTTCGTCTTTAAGACCAATGGTTATCATTTCTGCTTGTGCATCTTTAGCCATTTGCATTTACCTCGTCACGTAAACTTTTTAGTTTATTAATTACTGCAATTGCTCCTTGTGCCCTGTACAAATCCATCGGTTCATTAGCACGTTCAATTGTAGAATGTTGTTGATTTACTAGTTCGTCTAGATACTCGTTGTATCCATCCCAACTTCTTTTAGTGTTAACC